TGCGTTTAATAATTCTTAGCGTGGTTGCTTCGCTTAAAAAGAATTCATCAAAGGCTAGTTTGCGGATGGTGTCGTCGAATCGAAGGCGTTGCACTTCGCTCCAGTAGTAATATCGCTCAAACAACTTCTTATCTCGAAGTTCAATGAGATCTTTATCTCGACCTTTTGCCATAAGTGCAAATATACAAAATCGAATCATAAAACCAAACAATAACATATAGTTTTATCTGTAATAATGAAAATTTGGGTATTACCCAGAGAATACCCAGCTTATCTTTTACACCCTTTAAAGCCTATAAATAAAGCCCCTAAACGGCATACAACTTTATTTCCAATAATGCAAATTGGGTATTACCCAATAAATACCCAATTCTACCTGCAATAATAAAAAACTGGGTATTACCCACGCAATACCCACCTTTACTTATTTTACCTTTAAAGCCCATAAATAAAGCCCCAAACGCCATACAATTTTATTTCCAATAATGCAAACTGGGTATTACCCAAAAAATACCCAATTCTACTTGCAACAATAAAAAAATGGGTATTACCCACGTAATACCCACCTTTATTTATCCTTACCTTTTAAAACCTATAATCTACAGAATGATGGTTCTATCTTGGTCCAAACGCCCTTATCATTCAACTGGAAGAAATAGTAGTTAAGTGCTGTTTTCTGAACGACGTTACTTTCTTTGAATAACGTCATTATTTCTGCATATTCGTTGTCGAACTTATCTTCTAAAGCGTATAGCTTTGATATTGATTTGTAGTCCAAATCACCTGCATTATTGCGCTCTAAGAGCGTCATTGCAAGCTGATACATTGGGTCTGCAGTGCCTTTGGTGGTCTTCTTTGCATACTCCTTGAGGTATTTCACAAGTCTTTCTGCTGCAATATTTGCACGCTCATCAAAGCCTTTTACACTATTCGAAGATACTTCCAACTTGAAAGAGCCATTCACAAGTGTAAAGTTGCGCTGCTCACTTTTTCGAAGTTGTCCATATTCGCTCATTACTTCTTTAAACGATTCGCATTCTTTGTTTAGCCAGTCTTTAAACAGAGCTACATCTGTTGCAACAGCTAATAGCTTTGATTCAACTTGTAGAAGTAGTTCTTTTCTTAAAGCTTCGTAAGCGTTGCGCTTTCCTAAACGTTCTTGCTTTTCTTCATTCTGCAACTCTTTTAGTAGTTGCTTCTTTTCCTCTGCAGATAATCCTGCTAACATTGATTTATTTTCCATTTAATTATACTTGGTTTGGTTGTTAATATTACTTTTCTTATTTGCATTCTCTCTGATGATCACAATTTGAAGTTCTTGCAAGATGTCTTTCTTTCTAGCTTTAAATCCACCCTTTGAAAGAATACTATATAACTTTTGTCTTACGGCTGCATGTTCCATTATGTTTAAGTACCTGAAGGGCTTTCCAGCAATTCTTTTCGAAAGACAAATGGCGTCAACTTTATTCCAGTTTGTTGTGTCAACGTTGAACTCTTTTTGCAAGAGCTTTAATGTTGCGCTGCGCTCTTTTCTTATCTTATCTTTTATTCCTACAATATCCTCAAGTTGATTTATCAAAGTGAAATATTCTCGATCGTCAATCTCTCTTAAGCTGGTTGTTCTTCCATCGGTGATGCGTGATATAATAGCTCGCTTATATTCTTCTTGTTCTTCTTTATCTGTGTAGATGTAGCGAAGAAGAAAGTAGAAATACTTGTAATTATTTACTTTTTTCATTCTCTAGTTCTCTCTAAATCTAATTACAGCCATTGTCACTTGGTTTCTTTTAATTGCAATTGAGTACTCATCTTCATCTTCGCAAATCTCTGCAGTGAGATTGGTTTTTCGTTCAGAACTGTTCTCTTTTTAATTGCAAGAAGTTCCTCGTTCATTTCAGCGCAAAGTGTAATCCACGTAAAACTTTCATTGCTTTTAGAAGTGATAAAGCGAAAATATTGCTCTAGCA